GGCGCTCTGGGACAGCGGTACGCCCTGCATCTATCTCAAGCAGGCGGACGCATCCGGAAAACCGAGCATGAAGACATACGATCTTGTGGAGAGGAAGGAGCAACCGACAGAGCAGGCGGCGCAGGAATTCGCAACGAAGACGGAGCTTGCGGCGCTGGCCGGAATCGTCAAGGACGTCAACGGACTGATCTCCGGACTCAGGACAGATGTTGACAGCCTGAAGGGCAGGAAGCAGGCAAAGAAGGAGGAGCAGGAGGATGGCTAACCCGTTTTTCAGCGCCCTCGGAGGCGCGGCCATGGGCGGGATGAACCCGATGGCGATGCTCAGTCAGCTCAAAAGCAATCCGCTGGGGCTTCTGAGGCAGGCTGGGTACAACGTGCCGGAGAACATCAGCAATCCGCAGCAGATCATCCAGCACCTCATGAACAGCAGACAACTGAGCCAGGCGCAGTTCAACCAGGCACAGCAGATGGCGCAGATCTTCGGACTGAAATAAGTATTCACCCGGACGGCTGCAGACGACCGGAGGAATAAACCCCGTGCCAAATATGACAGGCACGGGCCGACCGAAACAATTCACGGAGGAGGAAAACACATGGCACTCAACAACGAAAGCGGCGGGATCCCCGCCACGATGCTTGTCGGACCGACAAATGCAGGAGCCGCGGCAATGCCTTACCCGATGTTCGGGGGAAGCAGCGGCTTCGGCAACGACGGCGGCTGGTGGATCGTCCTGCTGATCATCGTGATCGCCGCGCTCGGCGGAGGCTGGGGCGGCAACAACCAGGGCGCATATGGCGCAGGCCAGCCGATCATTGTAAACGAGGGCGGCGGCTCCATGCAGCGCGGCTTCGACCAGGCAGCGACCATGGCGGGCCTGTCCGGCATCCAGAGCGGGATCTCCGGTCTGTCCACGCAGCTGTGCGGCGTGGGCGGCGACATCCAGAACAGCCTCTGCGCCGGCTTCGCGGGCGTGAACGCGTCGATCAACGGCGGAGTAAACACGATCACGCAGCAGCTCTACGCAAACACCATCGCGGATCTGGAGCGCAGCTACGCGGCGCAGACGGCATCCACGCAGGGCATGACGGCGCTGCAGGCGCAGCTCGCGCAATGCTGCTGCGACAACCGGCTCGCCACCGAGTCGCTCCGGGCGACGGTTCTGTCCGAGAATTGCCAGGATCGCTACGAGGCGGCCAACAACACCCGCAACATCATCGACTCCCAGACGCGCAGCACGCAGGCCATTTTGGACAAGCTGTGCCAGCTGGAGCTGGATAATGTCAAGGGCCAGCTGGAGCAGGCGCGCCGCGACAACATCGGCCTGCAGAATCAGCTCAACATGGCTACCATGCAGGCGTCGCAGATCGACCAGACCGCGCAGCTCCGCGCATCCCAGGCCACGACCGCGAATCAGCTCATCGCAGAGCTCCGCGCATGTCCGATCCCGGCTCAGCCGGTCTACGGCAACCAGGAGATCTTCCGGTGCAGCGGCCCGGCGTGGAACAACAACGGCTGCGGCTGCAGCGGCAACGGCTTCATGAACTGATTGGAGGTGTCACCATGGCAAGGTATCTTACCGCTACCGACCAGAATGTCGCGCTGAACAGCGTCATTCCGTTCAACGCGGTGTCTATCCCGTGCGGAAAGGGGTGCGTCGTGCCCCTTGCGGTCGGGGTTCTTACCTTGAGGGGCGGAGCCAATCAGTCTTCGCGGTACGACGTGACGCTGCAGGGGAATGTGGCCATTCCTACGGGCGGGGCTTTGACGCCGATCGCTGTGGCAATCACGCTGAATGGCGTTCCCATCGCCGACAGCGTGGCCATCGTCACGCCGGCGGCTGCTGAGGAGCTGTGGCACGTCCATACGTCCACCACGATCACGGTGCCCTGCGGCTGCTGCGTATCCGTTTCCGCGGCATACGTTGACGCCACAGAGGACGACGCAGCCGTCACGCCGACGCCGTCGATCCTTGTGCGGCGGAGCGCCTCTCTGGACGTCCAGAGGATAGCCTGACGGGAAGGAGGACAAGACGATGCACGAAATGATGGATGATCTGTACGAACTGTGCGAAGTGATCGAGGCCGATCTCAAAAAAACGAACGAGAAACTGCGGATGGCAGGCGGAGAACTCACAGGCTCGGATCTGGAATACGTCGACAAACTCACGCATACGCTCAAGTCGATCAAGACCACGATGGCGATGTGCGAGGCGGACGAGGGCGGAGCCTCCGGGCGCGCAGAAGCGTCCCGGGACGGCGGGAGCTACAGAGGCAGCAACCGCGGAGAGAGCTACCGGGACGGAAACTCCAGACGCGGCAGATATCAGGGCGGCTCTTACGCGAGGCGCAGGGACAGCATGGGCCGCTATACGAGAGACGGCGGCTCGTCCAGAGACAGCGGAGAATTCCGCGAGGCTCTGGAGGAAGCGCTGGACAGCGCGCCGAGCGAGCAGATTCGGATGCAGCTGGAGCGCATGATGAGCCAGATGTAAAAGGAAGAGGAGCGGGAAACCGCTCCTCTTTCTTTTTGTTGACGCTTCGGCGCACGGGCGAGGGGATACGATGGATACACACAAAACAAGGAGGTATTTCCATGATCGATCTGACAGACATCGGCGGCCTGATCATCCGGATCATCGAGGCGCTGGCCATCGCGTTTCTGATCCCGTGGCTCAAGGAGAAATTCGACGCGGAGAAGCTGCAGCGGGCGGGCAAGCTCGTCCGGTTCGCGGTATACGCGGCGGAGCAGCTCTACGGCGGCGGGCACGGAGCGGAGAAAAAGGAATACGTCACGGCATTCCTGGAGGCGCGGAACCTCAAACTGGACATCGACACCATCGACCGGATGATCGAGGCGACGGTCCTTGAGATGAGCGCGGCGCTGGAGGGGACGACCGAAGAGAAGCCTCCCGATGCGGAGGCCGCGAAGACGGGGCCGAGCGGATACATCTACACCGACGAGCAGGAAAGTGGCCTGCTGGAGGAATCGGAATGATGAAAGCAAGGGAACTGATTGAGACCTGCAAGCGCCTCGCGCAGGAGGAGAAGACCTGCTATATCTGGGGCGGCTGCGGCATGCCGGTGACGGAGCAGACGCTGGCGGACAAACTGCGGCAGTACCCGGCGCAGAATGCGAAATTCTGCGAGCGGGCGAGGAGGCTCCTGGACAAGCACGGGTGGATGTTCGACTGCGTGTGCCTGCTCAAATCCGTCGGATGGGGGTTCAGTTTCGCGTGGGACAAATACTACGGCGGCGCGGTCTACGGCTCGAACGGCGTGCCGGACGTGAGCGCGGACGGGATGATCGCCAGGTGCAAGGACGTTTCGACGGACTTTACAAAAATCACGCCGGGCGAGGCGCTGTGGCTGCCGGGACACATCGGGCTGTACATCGGCAGCGGCCTTTGCGTGGAGTGCACGCCGGCATTCGATGACGGCGTGCAGGTGACGTTCGTGTGGAATCTCGGCGGCGAGAAGCCGTACCCGGGCAGGGCATGGCAGAAGCACGGGAAACTCCACTGGGTGGACTACTCGGGCGAAAGCGCGGAGACCTGGTTCGACGGGAAAAAGCAGGGCGAGAACGGGACGATCATCGTCAACGGGACGGAGTACCCGATCGACCGCATTTTGCAGAGCGGCCGGAATTACTTCCAGATCCGGCCACTCATTGAGATCCTGAACCGGGAGGGACTCAAAATCGAGATCGGGAACATCGGAAGCGTGGCGAAGCTGACGTTCGAGGCGCCCGAGTACGACGAGAACGGCAAAATCAAACGGTAAGCGGCAAGGCGGGGGCGAAAGCCTCCGCCCTGCGCAGGAAGGGGCAGCATGAGAGCGATCAGACTCGATCCGCCACAGCCGAAGCAGAAGGAATTCTTCCTGGCGCGGCAGCGGTTCGTGTGCTACGGCGGCGCGCGCGGCGGAGGAAAAAGCTGGTGTGTCCGGACGAAGGCGACGCTGATGGCATTTCGGTATCCGGGCATCCGCATCCTGATCCTGCGCCGGACGTTTCCGGAGCTGCGGGAAAACCACATGCAGCCGATGAAGGCGCTTCTAAGAGATGCGGCGAAATGGCGGGAGGCGGACAAGAGCTTCCAGTTTCCGAACGGAAGCCGGATCGTGTTCGGCTACTGCGCGTCGGAGGGAGACGTCGATCAATATCAAGGCCAGGAGTACGACGTCATCTTCATCGACGAGGCGACGCATTTTACCGAGTACCAGTATTCGACGCTCACGGCTTGCTTACGAGGAGCAAACGACTATCCGAAACGGATGTATTTGACGTGCAACCCGGGCGGCGTCGGGCATGCGTGGGTCAAGCGGCTGTTCATCGACCGGGACTTCCGGCGGGACGAGAAGCCGGAGAACTACATCTTCATCGCCGCAAAGGTCACGGACAACCGGATCCTGATGGAAAAGGACCCGGGCTATGTGCAGATGCTGAACAACCTGCCGGACGGGCTGCGCGAGGCGTGGCGCGACGGCAGCTGGGATGTATTCATCGGGCAATTTTTCACAGAGTGGGACCGCGAGGCGCATGTGTGCGACGCATTCGTGCCGAAGGACTGGTGGAAATGGTACGTCGCCATGGACTACGGACTCGACATGCTGGCGGCATATCTCATCGGCGTGGACGAGACGGGCTGCGCGTATGTGGCGGGAGAGGTCTACGAGGGACGCGACCTCGGAGACGGACACGAGGGGTTGATCGTCTCGCAGGCTGCGCAGGAGGTCAAAAAACTCGCGGAGGGCAGGGCGATCTCGGCGTATCTCGCACCGCCCGACCTCTGGAACACGCGGCAGGAGACCGGGAAGAGCGTGGCGGACATCTTCGCGGAGTCG